ATATGGAAAACCTTATCAAGAAGTAAACGGTGACGGATTAATAGATGAGATTAAAAATTTAGGCGATAAAATAAAAATGAGTCTGGGATTAGATTGGCCTTTTCTTGATGCACAGCAGAGCAAATTTACTTTAGATTTGTATAATGAAACCATGAATCTCAACGACACTTATTTTAAGATGCCGGTGCCTACGAATGTATGATATTTTTTATGTTTCAGCAAGCAACGGAAATGACAAAGACTGGTCAACAATAAAGTCTAGGTATCCACTTGCTCAAAAATTAACAAACATAAAATCTTACGAAGAAATTCAATCTAAATCCTTTACAAAAATGTTCTGGGTTATCTGGGACGATATAAATCTTACAGAATTTAATTTATTAGATTATAAAGCCACTAAGTGGGATGACATGTATGTTCACGTTTTTAAAAACGGAGAACACTATGATGGTATTTGTTTGTTTCCTAAATCGTTGACGATTTCTCAGCGTGAATTTCATCATAGATTTTTTACAGCTAAAAAAGAAATTGATATTGTTGCTAGTATTCCAAAACAATATAAAACATACAGTCCTAATACATTCAACGAATACCAACACATAACCGACGACATGTTTTGGCTAGTATGGCCAGAAGTTACTGTAACTGACAAATCAATTTTTGACATATATTTTAGTCATCATAATAGTTATGACCGCAGAGAAAATCATGTATTTAAAAATCTCTGCAATAGTGTTGAATCTTATCTCAGCGGAGTAATCCTTTGCAGCAAATATAAACCTTTATCAAATCGAGAGTTTGATAAACAGTATGCTGTAGATAAAAAAGAGCACAACAAAGTTGTCAGCAAATATCAATACCCAGTTTATAAAATTAATTCTTATGCTGATTATTTAGAGATTATTGACAATGAAAAACAACAAATGTTTTGGTGTCAGTGGCCTAGTATAGAAATTATTGACGATACAATATTTGATTTTTATCTTGATCCTAACAATGGTGCATTAGATTATGATAGGCAAGAAAATCATGTATTTAAAAATTTATGCAATGATAAAGAATCATATCTAAGCGGAGTTGTTTTATTTTCTAAATCTAAAATTATTTCTAAGAAAGAATTTGATAGAAAATATTTAATTGACAAAAAAGAACATACCCGCATAGTTAGTAGGTATAGATATAATCGATACAATATTTCCAGTTACGAAGAATATAAACAAATTATAGAAACAGAAACTCAACCTTTATTCTGGGGTATCTGGCCCGAAATAGCTGTTACAGATAATTCTGTTTTTGATTTATATTTTGATCCCAATGACGGAAAATACGATCAAGATAGAAAAACAAATCATATGTTTAAAAATTTGTGTAACGATAAAGAAACTTATCTTTGTGGATTAGTATTGTTTTCAACAACACAAGTTATTTCACAGAAAGAATTTAATAGAAGATATTTAATAGATAAAAAAGAACATGCAGAAGTTGTAAGCCGTTACAGATATAATAGATATGTGTTATCGTCATATGACGAGTATACCGACATTGTTAAAAAAGAAACCCAACCACTATTTTGGGGAATCTGGCCCGAAATAGATATTATCGACGAATCGATATTTGATTTATATTTTGATCCCAATGACGGAAAATACGAACACGATCGAAAAGAAAATCATACATTTAAACACTTATTCAATGAAAAAGAAATTTTTGTTAACGGTGTAGTGTTATTGTCTAAAGATAAAATAATTGGTCAAAGAGAATTTAAACACAGATTTTTAATTGAGAAAAAAGAACATGATAGATTAGTATCTAAACATTCTTTATATGATGTTGTTTTTATTTCTTATAACGAACCCAATGCCGATGAAAACTGTAACAAGTTATTAGAAATGTGTCCAAGAGCAAAACGTATTCACGGAGTTAAAGGAATTCACCAGGCGCATATACAAGCAGCTAAAATGTGCAATACTGACATGATATGGATCGTTGACGGTGATGCTATTGTCGAAAATGATTTTAATTTTAATTTAGTTATGAGTAGTTACGACATAGACTGTGTTCATGTTTGGAAAAGCCGCAATCCTATTAACAATCTAGAATACGGCAACGGAGGTGTTAAGTTATTACCAAGACAATTAACAATATCTGTTGATGTTAATTCGCCCGATATGACCACTAGCATATCGAAAAAATTTAAAGCTATGAATACTGTGTCTAACACGAATTCATTTAACACAGATGAATTTGCTACATGGAGATCAGCATTTAGAGAATGTTGTAAACTAGCTAGTCGTGTAATCGAAAGACAATACGAGGAAGAAACTACACATCGTTTAGATGTATGGTGCTCAGTTGGTGTTGATAAACTATTTGGCAAATATGCAATTAAAGGTGCTCAGGCAGGTAGAGAATACGGCGAAACTAACAAAAACAATCCAGAGGCCCTTAAGAAAATTAATGACTTTGATTGGTTAAAGGAACAGTTCAGTGGAATACAATCGTAATATAAAAGGCAACGAACTTAAAGAGATTAACGGTAGATATGAATCTCGATATCTTGCTGATGCTGACTACGTGTATAAAGAACTAAACAAAGTTAGTCCGAGCTTTTGTCTTGCTAAATGGTATAATGTTAGTCTACACATTCCTACGGGAAAAACACATAGTTGTTATCATCCTAGGACACATCAAGTTCCTTTAGAAGAAGTTCGAATTGATGTTAGTGCATTACATAATACAAAATATAAAAAAGAACAACGCAAATTAATGTTAGCTGGAGAACGTCCTAAAGAATGTGAATTTTGTTGGCAGATAGAAGATAGTGGTACGCAGTTAAGTGATCGTGCATATCGAAGTAAAGATGTTTACGAACACGGTTTAATAGAAGAAGCACAGTTAGTAGAAAATCCTAATCCACGCTACGTTGAAGTAAATTTTAATCAAGCCTGTAATTTTAAATGTAGTTATTGCAGCCCTCATCTAAGTACAGCATGGCACAACGATATTCAACATAACGGTGCGTTTATTTTAAAAGATCGTTGGCACAATGATATTAATTGGATGAAGAGTCTTAACATAGATAACGGGCCAAACAATCCTTACTTGCTAGCGTTCTGGGAATGGTTGCCACAGATATATCCAACACTACATACATTCCGTATGACTGGCGGTGAGCCATTGATGGATAAGAACACGTTCCGTATGTTTGACTATGTTAAAGAACATCCTAAAGAAGATCTGCATCTAAGTATTACTAGTAACTGTTGTCCGCCGGGTGATCAGTGGGCTAAATTTATGACTAGTCTTAAAGAGATTACAGATGTAGATGCAATTGATCATTTTATGTTGTATTGTAGTTTAGACTCTTGGGGTAATCAAGCAGAATATATTCGCAACGGTATGGATTTTAATCTACTGTATAATAATGTATGTGATTATTTGCAAAATAGTGATAAACACAGTTTAACATTTATTATAACTTTTACCGCATTAAGTTATACAGGATTTTATTCTTACATAGAAAATATTTTAAAACTTAGAAAACAATATAACAAAGGACGTCAATTAGTTTGGTTTGATGTTCCACAGTTATTAGATCCTGATTTTTTAAATCCTAAATTATTACCAGAAATGGTTAGTGAATTAGAACGCACTATAGAATTTATGAAATACAATCCTGAAACACGCTGGAACGAATTTAAAGGATTTAGTGATTTTGAAATTAGTAAGGTTCAGCGTTTAATTGATTGGATTAAATCGGATACAGGTTTTAATCGTGAGCTGGCGATGGAAAATTTTTATTTGTTCTTTAGCCAGCATGATGCACGTAGAGATACAAATTTTTTAAATACTTTTCCAGAGTTAGAAAATTTCTGGAAAGAATGCGAGGTAAAATGCAAGAAAGCAATACACAAGCAATGACGATTTTCATATACGGTGATAGTTTTAGCATGTCTAGTGAAGTGAGATGCACTTCGTGGATTGATCAATTACATGGAAAACATCAACTAATAAATCGATCAATTGCAGGTGCAAGCAATCATTATATATTTTTAAGATTCATGGAAGACTTAGACCGTATAACACCTGACGATTTAGTTGTTTTTTGTTGGTCTGAGAATCAAAGATATTATCAGAAAGATTCTAAGAAGACACAAGAAATTCACCAGTTGTATCATAAACACTTTTATAATCAACGTCTTCTTGAAATGCAGTCTGATATGTATTTGGATAAGATCGAAGCGGTTGTTAAAGAACGAAAGATCCGCATGTTGTTTTTCTGGGCTTTCCCTTCCGGATACGGTGATTCGAGCAATTGGGTATCTACTAAATTTGTATCCGAGGATAGCTTAGTTTATTCGCACACATTTGAAAACGAAGTTAGGCCAGCTCTGATATATTTCTCTAGAATAGAAATACCAAAAAAATATTTAAACACAGAAGAAAAACTGCTTGAGTTTGCCTCTAAAGATATGAGACCTAATCATATGGCTAACCAAAAATTGCACGACGAACTATTTAAAATAGTAGATGATGTTTTTCATCATAGACTAGCAGGTCAAATTAATTTAAAAAACAGGTTACATAATGAGTCATAAATTACAATATATTAAAAACGTAAGAGATAGATTAAACAAAGTCGGTACGGGATTCTGTGCAATGAAGTGGTTGCACCAAACTCTGTATCTACACACCGGTGATAATCACAGTTGCTATCATCCGCGCCCACATCATATTGGTTTAGATGAAATTGCAGCAGATCCTAGTGCATTACACAATACAAAATGGAAAAAAGAACAGCGTAAAACCATGTTAGAAGGCGGTCGCCCTAACGAATGCCAATATTGTTGGAATATTGAAGATCTACCAGGCGAGCATATCAGTGACAGAATGATACATAGTTCCAGTGATTTCAGCGAACCACTGATTGAAAAACTAGCAGAATTACCTTGGGATGCTCCGGTTAATCCTCGTTACTTAGAAGTGAGTTTTGGTAACGGATGTAATTATCGTTGCGGTTATTGCTGCCCACAAGCAAGCACCATGTGGACAGAAGAAATCAAGAAGCATGGCAATTACGATCTAACCTATAATCAGTATGGCATTGAGTTTATGACCAACGGAACATACTACGGTCCTAAAGACGAAAATCCCTACATTGAAGCATTCTGGAAATGGTGGCCAAGTTTAAAAAATGACTTACATACTCTGCGTATTACTGGCGGCGAACCTCTAATGAATCCAGGGGCTATGCAGTTTTTTGATTTGCTAGAAACAGAACCAAGTCCTCATTTAGAAATTACATTAAACAGTAATCTAGGTGTAACCTTTGATCGTGTTGACAGACTTATTCAAAGAGTAACTAGTCTTGTTCGTCAAAAGAAGATCCGTAAATTTAGTTTCTTTACAAGCATTGATAGTTGGGGCGAGCAAGCAGAATATATGCGTACAGGACTTAAATGTGATCACTGGGAACGCAATATGATAGAAGTAATCAAGGCAGGTGCTACTGTAAATTTGATGTGTACCTATAATGTCTTGTGCGTTACTAACTTTCAACAACTATTAGAAAAGGTAATCGAATGGCGCGAGAAGTTTGGATTTGAGTCAGTGTCTTTTGATACACCGTACTTGAAAGAACCACCACATTGGATGATTAACATTCTCACAGATGATTTTATAGCACATCAAGAACGTCAATTACAATTTATTGTAGACAATAAAAAATGGTTCACCGACGTCGAATATGAAAAAATGCTTCGTGTTACAGACTATATGAAAGAGAATCCGGTAAGCAAAGAAAAGATTCATGCTGGCAGAAGAGACTTTTATAGTTTTTTTAAAGAAAATGACAAACGTCTAGGTACAGATTTACTAAAGACATTTCCAGAATACACAGAATTTTATAATCTGTGCAAACAAATTTACGAAAATTATGACAAATAAATCCACTTACTGTGTGAATCCATACATGAATCTAAGTATTCATCCTAAAGGCATAGTTAAAACATGCTGCATGAGTACTCGAGAATTGGTTACTGACTCAGGGAAGACTACCATTAATAATGCTAGTATTTTGGAGTTTTGGAATAGTAAAGATCGTCAACAAATGATTAGCAATCTTAATAACGGGGTTAAAATACCGGAATGCACATTTTGCTGGCAAGAAGAGGAAGCCGGCAAGGAAAGCAAACGAATTAGAGACAATAAAACGTATGCAAGTATTATTACTGATAGTGACATGTTACCAGTAGTTGTAGACCTAAGTATGGGAAATCTATGCAATATAAAATGTAGGATATGTAGCCCAACACACTCTACTCCTTGGATGATTGAAGAAGCTAGTATACATTTTCCAAATAATAAACAAGCATATTTAAAACAACCGAGGTGGCAAACTGTTAAAGATAGTTTTGATTACGAAAATAAATTTCTGTGGGATGATATTACTGCATTATTGCCCAATGTAACTAAATTTGATTTTGCCGGAGGCGAACCTTTTTATATCGAAAAACACTGGAGTATTGTAAACAAATGCGTTGAGGAAGGGTGGAGTAAAAAACAACACATTCATTATAACACTAATGGCACTATCTACCCAGAGAAATATATGTCATTGCTAGAAGAGTTTAGACTTGTGGATATACAAATCAGCAGTGATGGTGTCGGTAAGAAATTTGAATATTGCCGTCATCCAGCTGTTTGGGAAGAAGTAGAAGAAAATATTGATAAGTTTATTTCTGCAAAAAATAATAGCAAAACTGAATGGTTGCTATCTGCTTGTATTTCTGTTTCAGCATTTAATGTATATGATTTTTTTGAAACATTTGAGCATTATGCCAGCAAGGGCATCGGTATATATGTTAATATGGTGCACGATCATCATAGTATCAAAGTGTTGCCTTGTGAATTAAAACAATCAATAATTAATAGACTCAATGCATCTGAATCTAAATATCTGCCACAACAGTGGAACAATGATAGAAATATGGTTATACAATACCTATCTAACACAGAATTTTTTGAATCAGACTGGATTAATTTTTGGGCAGAACTCGAAAAGCGAGATACAATAAGAAAAGAATCTTTCAAAGAGATCTTTCCTGAATATTTCAACGAAATTAAAAAATACTTATAGGATATAATATGTGGAATGATGCAGTAACACAGGTTCATTGGGAACCAACAGACAAATGTAACAGTGGATGTTCTATGTGTCCAAGATATGATTCAAAAGGTTTTGAGATAAGCACATTAGAAAATAAAGAATGGACTTTAGAAAGTTTTAAAAAAGCATGGTCTGTAAAATTTTTATCGCAATTGCAAAAGATACTTGCTTGTGGTAACTTTGGTGATCCTTGCGCCTGTAGAGAATTTGTAGACATATATGAATACTGCAGAGAAATCAATCCAGGCATGGGGCTTGCCTGTAACACTAACGGTAGCCTTAGAAATCCAGCATGGTGGAGTCGGTTAGGGGCTGTGATGCGTGAAGATCAAAATCTAGGTAACTACTGTACGTTTAGTCTAGATGGACTTGAAGACACAAATCATCTTTATCGTCGAAATACCAACTGGAAAAAAATCATGGAAAACGCCAAAGCATTTATTGATGCTGGCGGTGTTGCTCATTGGGATTTTATTGTATTTGAGCACAATGAACATCAAGTTGAGGAAGCTAGAGAACTAGCACGTTCTATGGGCTTTAAGAACTTTAACGTTAAAAGAACTACCCGTTGGGCAAAATACAAAGACGGTGTTGGGTCATATCCTGTTTATTCCAAAGGCATACACTTGTATGATCTTAAACAACCCAATGAAGATAAATTCAAACACAACTTTGAAGATTCGCAATACTTCAAGCAGAGCAAATATCAAAGTATCACGCTGAATGATTTTAAAAATATGGTAGGTATCAAGAATGGGGACATGAGATTTGTAAATGGAAAATGGGAAACTATTGATCTAGATTCACTTAACATAGCGTGCCGCGCAGTCAAAGATGCTAGAATGCATCAACCGCACAATGAAATATTTGTAAGTGCAGGAGGACATGTTGCTCCTTGTTGTTTTTTAGGTTCCGAGCCTATGATAGATACCAAAGTTAAAGACCGAGACGAAAATTATATCAGTATGATTAATGCTCAAGGTGGACTACATAGACTTAATATGCATATCAACGATATCTACGACATACTGCAATTAGATATTTTCCAGAAATGGATTCCCGACACGTGGGATAACGAAAATGGTAATACTTCAATGCGTCCAGCGAAATGCGGACAATGCTGTGGTGTAGAATTTAATGGTCTCGATTTTGGAGAACTTGGAAACAAAAAAGATTCATACATTATCAAGGAAAACAATGAATAATTTATGTGTCTTACCTTTTAATAGCATAAGCATAGATGCAGTCGGGCAATTTAGAGCTTGTTGTAGCAGTGGAACCAATGGATTCAAATTATATGCCAAGGATTTAACTCCTGAAGAATTCATTAATAATAAAAAAATTGTAGAACTAAGACAGGATTTTTTAAATGGACAAAAGCCTAGTAACTGTGATCGATGCTGGAACATGGAGGCTATCGGGAATCCTAGTTTTAGACACGTAGCAAATGAAAATCAATCTTATGGAATAAAAAATAACAAGACGATTGAATTTAAAAGTCACATAGGTTTTGAAAATATACAGTATCTTGATATTACACTAGGAAATAAATGTAATCTCGCCTGTCGAATGTGCAGTCCTTATAGCAGTTCTTTAGTTGCCAAACAATGGAATATCATTAATAAATCACAGGGTCACAAGGAAATCATCGAATTTGATAGATCTACCAAAGACAAAATACTTGACACAATCAACAAATCTGTTAACTTAACAGAAATATACATGTTGGGAGGAGAACCACTGGTATCTGAATTTCACGATGAGATTGTTGAACTGCTCATTGCGAACGGTAGATCAAAAAATTTAATCTTGCATTACAATACAAACCTACAAATTGATGCTGAACGTAAATTAGAAGTATGGGAAAAATTTAGAAATATAGATTTAAGCATCAGTATAGACGGCCATGGTGATACTTATGAGTATATAAGGTGGCCTGGAAATTGGGCTAAATTACATAAAAATATAAACCTTGTAATTGATTATTCTAAACAGAATAAGAATATACTACCTGGAATAGCCACCACTGTGCAAAATTTAAATGTTGATAACTTAGACCAACTTATTGATAGCATGCATGAACTATCAGATAATAAACTCAGCTTTTATTTTATTCCGGTAGTTCAATTCAATGAGCTTGACATAACACCCTTGCATGTTTTGGAAGAGTCACACAGCAAATTACAAAAGTATAGAAATACATCGTTGCATCGAGCAGATGAATTATTAAATATGATTAAGGAAGCAATAGATAAATCTAAAAATGTGGACTCTAAAAGGGTGGTCGAATTTTTTAAAATGCAAAAAAACTATGATATGATACGTAATCAAAATTTATTCAAAATCAAACCTCATTTTATAGAATACGCAAAACAATTCAAGGTAAACACATGGTAAAACTTACTATCAAAGAAAATACATTTAATGTAAAAAGAATCGTAGCATTCGGTTGCAGTTTTACAGCCGGGACCGAAATACTAGATTATCAATTAAATCCCTATTTTGTAGATTTAAAAAATAAATTAGATGCGTATCAGTGGTGGGAAAAACTTAAAAAAGATCCAGATCAGATGAAGCTACAGCTAGAAATTCGAAAACAAGAACCCAACCATTCTTGGCCGGCACATCTAGCTTCTTACTTGGGTGTGAACTTTATAAATTATGCAAAGCCTGGTAATAGTAATGAACTCATGTGTTGGCAGATAGAACAAAAATTAAATTCGGGAGAAATTACCGATGACGATTTAATTTTGGTCGGAACAACCGGAACCCAGCGATCTATGTTTTTCTCTAGTACCTATCCAGAACCTGTGCCGTTTTTACTTTCAAATATCGAATCGTACAAAGTCGAACTATCAGAACATATAACAAAATATTTCACAGACGATAGACTCTTGTGGAATTATTATAGAGATTTAAAAGTATTCGAATCAATAAAACAGAAAATAAATGGCAGATTGTTTGTGATCCCTATGGAACAAATTCGTGAAGAATTATGTCTTTGGCCCAGCACACACGCTTACGGCACATATCGGGTAGCGTCACTTGAGAATGCTTTATTTTTTAACAAAATAATAAATCAATTACATAATTCTCAACTATTTGCAACTACAGATTGTTGTTTATACGATTTTAAAACGGAAAAAACTACATTACCACATGGACATTTAAATGAGGATGCTCATAAATCTTTCGCCGAACAGCTTTACAAAGAGCATGTTATTATCAACTAACCAGAATAGAGAAATTGTTCTGCTATAATTTAATTAATGGATTTGTTATTATTGCACATAGATCAAGTTTCCAGAGTCCGTTGTGTTCGATATTAAAATAGACTAATTCTAAATGATGTTCTTTGGCAAATCTGTTGGCACACTTGTTAATATGTTCATACATACAATCGTCGACAAATATAATACCGGGCTTCATGTTCGCATAACAATATTCTAAGTCAGTTTTTAAAACTTCGTCCTTATGGCTACCATCGAGTATTATACAACTCATTTGAGAAATATCAACATTATGCACTACATCTGTAATTAACGTAATATTATCGCACTCTTTTTTATACAATTTTTGAATATGTCTAAAAGATGCGGGCTCTAACATAAGTTCGGGATACTTCGATCGTAGGTGCATTAAATGATCTGAGAGACCTTTCATTGCGAAGTATTCTTCAAAGTTGCTAGGGTCAACGGTTGTTATTGAATTGCTTGGGAATTCTTTTGCTAGTATATATGTAGTGCCGCCTGCAAATGTTCCAATTTCTAATATTTGTGTTAACTTATAATCATTGATTGCTTTGATAATAGGTGTTAACTTATTCATGGGCATCAACGACATTGGTCGAGATGTTAAAATCTCTATTACTTCTTTTTCTACAGATGAATCATCGACTCTATACATAAGTAAATCTAACAATGCTTTTAATCATCTAGAACAATTTATTAGTTTCGCTGGCAATATCAGTTTTCAAGCGGGTCACATCAACTTTAAAATCGATCTTTTTGATTTCATCCTTGTATTCTTGGAGTGTGTTAAGCAATACGTCAGCGATGCTTTCGGAAGTTTGTTTAGTCAATTCATTTTTTACATCGATTTCCCATACTCTGCCATCTATAAAATCCAGTCGTACTGAATCCAGATAGGCTACCGGCATGGTATTCATGTAGAGATCTTCAAAAACCTCCGGCCATTCTTTTACAAGATGGCGCGGAGGTTTGAACAAGGGATTAGGCATCAGCAGTTTCTTCTACCTTTTTAACTTTTTTAACAGTGGGATCGAGTTCTTCCGCTTCTTTGCGTAATCTTGCTGCTTCTTTATACATAGCATCAGCTTGGCTACGATATGATTTTGCTAGATCCTTGTCAGTTAGTACAGCATCGGTTGCGGCCTGCGCTCGTATAGGAGCAGGTATATCTGAATCTACCGCAGGAATCGTATCATTTACTGTGGCTGCATTTTTAACTTCAGCTTTAGCAGACGGAGCACCTGCTACAAATGTGCATAGATCATCTACGGTGCAGTTTTTCTGTTCTGCTATCAGCGTGTTAAGATTAGCCAACAGCACAGTATCGTTGGTAGTAGGTGTCATCATTACAGCATCTGTGGCTACTTTAATCAATCTGCCATCTGCTTGCATGGCCCGCAACATAGGTCTACCATCCGGGAATGGGCGTATGTGCATGATTTCGCCAAACTCAAATGCATCCTGCGCTTGTTCTGTTTCTACCAAAGTCATAATCGAATCATGATATTGATCTGGCAGTTGAGCTACAGGTAATACTAGAGCCATGTTTGACTCTCCGGGCAACGTTCTAAACACTACCAATACCTTGGCACCTGTGTTTTGAATTCTACCTATGTGTTTAAGGCTTTTCATTTAGGCTTCCTTTTTAGATACAGCTTCAAGGAAGGAATTTAGTTTGTTGAAACTTTTACCAACTGCTTCCAATTCTGCTGCTTTGAACGCTCCTCTGCTTGTTGCAACTTCGATGATATTTTTTACGGCTAACAGATCGCTGATATTTAAATCAGGACCTTGTGCTGCAGGTGCTTCTGTTGCCGCAGGCGCTGCTTGGGCTGGTGTCTCTACGACTTGATCTTTAACTTCTTCTGACATTAGTTTCTCCTTAGATGTGGGCATGCAAGCATGAAATAGGTTAATTCTTTTTGATCTTCAAAACCTACGAAATGCGAAGATCTTAAATTTCCACTCTGGTCTAGAGCAGGTTTTTTGCAGATATAATATCTGCCCTTGAGTTTGACTTTGATCCAATCTTCGATGCCTTCAAATATTTCAGATTCTGAAATATTCAATTCAGTGAAATGTGGGGCCACAGTCTTCAGCTTTCGCTGTTGTAGTACGTCCATTGGATTAAGGTCAAACATAGTGAAAATATTTATACAGGGGGATTACTCGGGGGTAGATTCTTGGCTAAGTCTTTTACTCATGGCTCGATTGTGTCCTAGCTTTCTAACATCTCCACTAAGAAGATATAACTCAAATGCAGCTTTTTCTTTCATTACTATAATGTGTTTTTTATTAACAAAGAAAGGAGAATCAATGTAGTTATCTAACCAAAGCAGCACCTGCGGAGTGAATGCAAATTCTTTGGGAAATTCTATTTTGTAGGTTTTAATTTTGGCATATTTCTCAATGAATTCGAGAGCCTGTTCAGTTAATCTTAAACCACCTTGATCTTTTTTCCTAAAACTCCACCACCATACAGCTTTGTAGTCTTTGATGTTTTTTTCATTAACCGGTAATTCTGCTGCCTGCAAGAACGCCTTGGTGTAGGCATCTTTGTTCATGTCATTTAATCTCTTCACCTGCAGTGAGTTTATATACAGCAAAGTCTTTGGTCTTGAACAATCGATTTAATTTCTTTGCCAGATTATGTGCATGACCTGGATTTGAAAATGAGACTTTTTTATATTTTGGTCCGGGATAGCTGGCTACCAAACTACCGCTCTTGAGATTGAAAGGTTGGCCGTTATAGAACACAGCCCAGATAGCTTCTGAATCGAGAATTTGCTCAACCTTGTAGGTTTCTTTGTTAGCATATTCTAAAAGAATTTTAGGTTTGGGTCTACTCATATACGTGTTCCTAATTAACCACGTATATATTTATATCTTTTTAGAACTTGCCGCCGTCGAATTTTACGTCTATTTGAGTGGTTGATTCTTTGATTGCTGCCAGCATTTGATGTATTTCGCCCACAGTCTTGCTTAGTTTAGCAGACATGAGTGCCAGTTCTGTGGTCAGATCACGTGCTTCTTGTAAACTAATGCGTATTTCTTTTTGTTGACTGCGTTCAGCTACTTGAATTCTCTGCAACAGTTTCTGTATAGTGGGCAGTGTATCTGGTAGATTATTTTGCAACATTAGCCAATACCTGTTTCATTTCTAATTCTGTTTTGAACGGACCTTTATATGGATATCGTTCCAGTGTGATTTTTTTTGGACAAAAACTTTTAACCCATCCTTTGTCAAATTTTATACAGTAGTAACCTGCACAGTATAGACTCTTGGAATCGCTGCTCTTGGTGAATAGCGGCAGTTTCTTACGAATATCAAACATGGCATTGTGAGGTTCGGCACTGGTGGAGTATCCATGAACCTCATTAGGTAGAGCTGTGTCGGCTTCCTTGACAATTTTTACTGTGAAAAACTTTTTACCAAACTGACGAGTTAGACTGTCTTTGGTTTCGTAAATTTTCACACCCGACTCGTTGCTCATAAAAAATCTATTGTCGTCGTCTTTTCTCAGAGTGGCAATCTTCTCACCGTTCTCCTCTACGATCCAAAATTTATTTGCTATGATAGGTTTAGCATGTATATCTGTCATTGTGTATACCTCGCATTAAGTGGTTCTGCATAACTCTGTGCCTGATCAGCAATCTTTTTCAAGTCCCACAAATTACAGAACTTGATCAATCTTATACCTACTTGACTCACATTCTTTTGTTCGGCGGTTGCAGTAGAAATGGTATTTGTAATTATTTCTTTGATGTTATCTGGCTGATGACTTAGATCAATCAGTCGACGATTGCGTTCATAATCTTCTAAGACTCTATGTTCTTTGCCTTCGTGATCGGACCATCTCTGTAACATGAGATTGTTCCACGCAAATCCTTTGCTTTTACGATCTTCGAACGCTTCACTAAGACCCACTTTTTTGCTTGTGCCTTTAGTACGCACACCTGGATACGCTGAGAAGACATTATCACTGGTATCACCACGCATGCATTTTTCGAACAACAGCCATTCTGGGTTAGGTGCAGGCTTAGGCTCTTGTGTTTTTTTGTCAATGATAGGTTTGCCTTTGTCATCAAATATTCCTTTGTCAGTGATAACATGTTCCATAACACCATTGTATTGTGTGACATTGGGTGCAATCAATTGAACGAAGTCTGTGTCTGTGCTGATGATCACATGTTTGTCATTTGGATGTGTTTGTATCCACCCTGCAATTAAATCATCAGCTTCTAGTTGCGGATTTTGCAAAACAGTGCAGTTAGTCTTTTCTGCAATAAATTCTTTGAACGTGTCAAATGCTTCCCAGAAGATTTTGTCTTCTTCTTGTTCTTTTTCTGTGTGTGCGGCACGAGCATCTGAACGATTACGCTTGTAAGGAGCATAGTAGTCCTTGCGCCACGATCTACCCTCTAAACAGAAGATAACATGACTACCTTCGAACTGCTGCCATGCTTTGCGAATACTGTTTAATGTGATGTGAAATGCCATGCCTAGTTTGATATCAGCGTCACCGTTGATAACGTGACGAGCACGAAAGAATGTGTTTGCTGTATCAACTAAGATATAATTCATAGATTATCTTTCTTCACTGTTTTAATATCAATTACGCCTGTGTTTACAGGACCGCCGAAATCGCCATCGACTACTACATTGGCACACAGTTCACGGAACCAACGATCTATAATTTCTTCGTCTTTGTCTCCGTCCTCACCATATCCCTCTTGCTTTAATTTTAACACAAAAAGGTCGTTCCAGTCAAGCTCAAAAAAGCCATTACGAACATTATCTTTGTTGACATGTGTTTCGATTACGCCTACCCACGGTTCTTTTTTACGTGTTGCACGTTCTTTTGGAGATAATTTGGCCTGTGCCTCTGCTTCTGTAGCACGTTCGGCAGCTTCAGTGGCTGCTTTGGCTGTTTCAGAGGCTTGTGCTGCAATGCCTATTGATCGTTCTGCTTCTGCTCTGATCTTGTCAATACCAAATAATTTTTCAATCCATTTATTCATCATGTTCCCCATTCATTTTTAAACAATGGCACCTGCAATCTGTCTGAATATCTCAGTCCATGTTTCATTGCCAGTTCTGCTACTCTGCGGTTATTTAGTGTGTATACACTTTCAACCCCGCCCACAGGCATGAGATAAACATTACCAGTGAAACCTTCTGCACGATAGATATCCACAGCTTCTAGAGCTTCTTCTGCATCACCTTCAGTGGCCACTACTAATTTGAGATATACATGACCAGCTTCTTGATATTCACAGACTATGTCTGGGCGTATAGCTTCACTAGGCTGTTCTCCTGAACAACTGAGTTTGGCACTGACCGAGAATGTAACTTCTCTACTGGCAAAAGGAGGATTCTGTGCCCATTCTTGTAGATATTTTTTAAACTCCGGAGTTAGCTTTTGAGTACCGTTGGTTTCAAAAGTAATTTCTTTAAGACCTGTCATACTCAGATGATTCAACAGATCCGGATAAGCACGTTGCCAACCTAACAACGGTTCACCGCCAGTGATAACCAAGTGTTCATCTTCCCAACGCTTGTAAGGTAATATTTCCATGATGCGTTCTGCAATCGCATCAGTTGTTAGCATGGGCGAAAGATCTTTGAATCTAGGATCCCAGCTGGCATAGCTATCACAACCTGTGCTTACTAATGGTAAGTCTTGATATTTAAAAAACTTCTTAATATCGGCCGCAATAAAATCACGCTCCTTGCTTTGTTCACCACGTGACATACCAAAGCCGTCACAAGTAAAGTTACATCCAAACGTGCGTAAGAACACACTAGGGACACCCATATATCGGCCTTCGCCTTGTATGCTGTAAAAAAGTTCTGCTATTTTTATTTTGCTCATAGTTTATTATACACTCTTTTTTTGTAATTGCCAAGAGCCATTGCCCTGATCTAGCCATTCTAATGTGTCGCCTTCGCCCCAACCTTGCAGATCCAATACTTCCTGTGGTATTGGCATAATGAGATCACCAGTATCGGGATCTTCTTCAAGAGTAACTGTCCATCGAGTCATGTTATCATTCCTGGTTGTGATCTACGCTTACGACATTCTTGTTTTACTTCATTAGGAACATCAGGATGCCATTCGGATATACTGCAATCGTATACCTTATATTCTGGCACGTCTACTTGAGAAAGAAAGAGAATCCAAAGCACACAGGCAACAACAAACCCAATGATGTATTTCTTCATATTCTGTCGCTTAACAATATTTTGCACAGCATGGCATCATGTTCGTGATAAAATTTAAATGTCATTTGATCTGTTTCTGGATGACTAGTGTATCGATCGCCTGGCAAGCCAAAGTGTTCCAACACCATGGCACAGGTTTCATTCCACCAAAATCCAGTTTGTTCTTTTTTCCAAGGAACTAAAATTGTTTTTAGATCAGACACAATATCTCACTCATTTTTTATAATTACCTTTTTCTGGAATAACATGTCTGACACCGCCTGTGGGGTCTTCCATGTCACCTTTGCGTCGAGGAATCAAATGAACATGTGGATACGGCACAGTCTGTCCAGCAGCTTCGCCCCAATTAAGGCCAATATTGAATCCATCCCACTCACCATTTTTAACCTTTGCCTGCCCTACTCTCAGAGCATCAGCAAAACAATCTTCAATAACTCCCACAGCTGAATATTTAGGCACAAACAACAAGTGACCGTCTGTTACAGGATACTTGTCTTTAAAAACAACCACATGAAAGTCGTCTTGTACAACATCGTTCCATGGTGCCTGCCCTGCATCACGTGCATCGTCTAACGAATAATGTAAGTTCATCGTTTATATTCCTTTCTTTCTGTAGGTAGGTCATCTTCTCGTACAACAAACTCACGGCCGCCTAGACTGCCTGCAAATGCTTTAGTGCGTTCCATATAAACTAATCGTAGTTTAAGAGTTTGAAATGCAACATCTAAAAATGCCTTGGGCTTATAACCTAGAACATGCATATCAAAATCTTTACCTGCGTCAGTGCAATGAACTTTAATCTTAGAATCGATCATTTTGTCCACCAATCTTCCCAAGGAAAATCAATCCATACATCCTTCTCTGCCTTGTTAACTTCCATGCCAACGAAATCCATCTTAACATTGCACTTGCTGGCGAGATTATCTACTAACACAGCAAATTTAACATTGTTATTCCACACTTCTTCCCAGGCTGGATCATCTGGAAAGCAACCACTTGGCCAATCTTTCATGATCCAGTTAAGTGTGGTGCCTTGATCGTTGATATCATCTACAATTAAAATGTTTTTAAAAGCAGTATCGCTATCAACTGCACGATCCTTGGACAACGGTCCTAGAGCATCTTCAGCCATCCATAAATTACTCTCCGGACCAATCTCACTATCTCGTAGACTTACATTGAGAGTATGTAACGGAATATTAAAATATTGACTGATCATAACAGCAGGAATCAATCCCCCTCGAGTAATTCCTACAATATAATCGGGCCTCCACGTTCCTATAGCAAGCTCTCTACAAATCTTGCCGACTAGTCCGGTTACTTCATGCTGGTTGATTTTGAGTTTGTTCATTTCTATCCTTGAGATATTGTTCGTGTTGTATCCATTTGTTGTTGACTAAAAATCCCCATTCACGTTTATGCGGGCCAGGCATGAATAGGGTCCAAGCAGTTATTCCAGGTTGAAGTTCGATGCGATGATAGCTATTAGAACCACAAATACGGAAGTGACCAGGACCCCGCCAATGCTTGGTCTCTCCAATCATTTGGCCATTTTCGAAATTAGGAGTATATTCATAGTATCCACCTTTTAGTATCAGTGTAGCATAGGGCCACGGATGATCATGAACATCGTCAGGATCACCTTTGAGGAATTTATGTAAAAATACGTTGAATGGAAAACGATCTCTTTCTTTCAAGAAGAGATAATACCGTTCGAGATACGGTTCGTTATTAACACGATCATAAATGATACGCTTGCGGCCCAGTCGTTCAAGCAGTTTCAAAAACATTATTAACTTCTTCCTTGAGATATCTTATCAGTTCTTTATCTGTGGGCGATACACTATAATTGTTCTTGTAAAAAATCTCATAGCTGTCGCTGCCGTATTTTCCAATGCCATATAACATTGTAGCATCATTTCCGTCCCAAGTCAAATAGTCTTGACTCATTCTAATCAATCGAGTATAACGAACATTAACCATTCCGAGTGGTTGGATTATGCTTTTGACAAACTCTTCGTCTGCTTGTAGCAATGCCAGTGCTGTAGGAAACCAATATAGAAATTCTGGCAGAGTGGTCTTCACAGCTTTGCGACCAGTTTGATTTAACATAATTACCCCAACAAAATGCTGCCAAGCATTGTCAACTTGTTGTTGCACCATTAGATCGTCACGTAGAGGTTTAATCATTCTACATCCTCGTCAAACCATTCATCAACTTGACGTTCTGCTTCTTCTCGGGTCATTGCATGAACAAAGATTCTAGCAGGTTCTCCGACAGTGTGCTGAATATTAAACTTTATCACACCAGCGGGGATAAGATTCCAATCTCGTTCTACAACAAACTCTTGTAGATGCTTCATTCTGTGTATTAAATTATCTGTAAGATCTTTGGCTGTGTTCATTGCTGTCCCCGAACTATATTCTTGTTCTCTGTTTCGGCATCTTGACGCAGTTGATCTTCCATCCACAACATTTTTTGATGTTGATACATTTCTTCTGAAAGTCCATGCCATCCACAGCATTTACCAGTCGGGCTTCGGCCGCATCCGCATTTACCAAATTCTTCTGCATTTTCTTTAACTCTTATTTGCATAATATTCCTTAAGTTGGGAAGGGCCACGCTTTACTTGGCTCTGGTCGAGTTTTTAATTTTACATTCTCTTCAATAACGTCACCTGTTATTTCATCACACAGGTCAACTTGATACGGTGCAATGATATGCACTGCACAATCTTCTTCTGACCAATCATGTTCGCCGTCATAGAGCCAACCTGCACCACCTTCGTAGTAGAGTTCTTTGAGTTCTTGTTGCTCTAATTCGCTAATGTCATCACTGAATTCCCACTCAACACTGACACTGTCGTCAAACTCACAACCCCAACCACAATCGGTTCGAGCATAGGCAACAGGATCACCTTCCCAGGGAAGATTGCAATCTAAATCACCTTCAACAAAGCCTTGTCCCCAACGATAGGTTTCGTCAATGTTAAACCAACTGATGCTATCATCTGGATTCTTACGATACATTTCTACATGGTAGACAATGCTTTTCTTTTCCAGTGGTTTGATTACATATACTTGACTCATTTAAATTCCCTTGTAAGCATCAAGAATAAGAGCACCGCCAATTGTAAATCCTACAATAGCAAGTCCGTAGTTACCGTTAACTAACGCACTCAATCCAGATAGTAAGTTTAGTCCGCCGATTGTAAGGCTAATTTCTTTTCTGTTACGGCCAACCCATATAAAAAATTTATCCATTATATTTCCTTAATAAAGTATTTTGATGCAGGGTATTGCACCTGCAACCACTCTAACAAGCCCGCTTCAACTGGTAAGCGAACGCTATCAAACTTGTTAGTAATGTATCTCATCGTGGCGAAAATTCTTGCTGCATTTTAATATTGTCAAAGAATTCTTTCTTTGTTCCTGGATCATCTTTAAATGCACCTTTGAGTACAGTGGTCTGTGTTAGACTCGAATGCGCCATAATGCCACGATTCTCACAGCAACCGTGAGTGGCTTGTATGTATACTCCGATGTTTTCACTATCTGTAGCTCGACTTATTTCTCTTGCAATATCATTGCAGAGTTCTTCCTGGAGAGTGCCACGCCTAGCGCACCACTGAGCAATACGAGTATACTTGCTAAGGCCAATAAGTTTGTTGGCAGCAATGATACCAATATAAGCCACCCCAGATACAGGCTGGTGATGATGACTACACATACTACGCAATTCACTTCTAACAACCAACATTCCTTCATATCTATCCTCACTATCATTCGGAAACGCTGTTGCATCTGGAGCAGGGTCGTATCTACCTGACATGATTTCATTAAAATACATTTTAGCAAGTCTACGTGCTGTGCCTTTACTGTTGGGATCATTTTCACGATCAATAAGCAAACTGTCTAGCACTTGTTCAAATGCAGGAGTTGCTTCGTCAATTAATTTTTCTAAGTCGCCGTCATGCAGATAATCACTGATGTTGTCACCGGCCCAGAAACGCTTGCCTTCACGTTTCATCTTAAAACGAATGTGATCACCTAGATATGCTTCTTTATATCCGCCATCGCCTGCCATTGCGTCCAGGCCTGTTTCTGTTTTATTTGTCAATTTATTCTCCGAGTTAATGACGTGGATGTCATATAATAGTTATTTTAACATCTCTAATAGTTTATTACAACTAAAAAAGTTTTCTTGTAGTATAGCTACCTGTTTATTTAGGCTAGGCAGTCGAGTTTCGTAATTATCCATATGCTGGATTATTTCTCTACAAATATCTGGACGATATACAGTATATGCATCGTAGCTCTCAGTCCATTTGCTAGGATACTTAAATGTATCTAAAGCCATTTCACTATAGCTGAGTCTATCAGGAACCATAGGAATGGCACCTACAATAGCACCTTCATACCAACTGATGCCTAGGGTTTCTTGCAGGTTTGCACTAAACACCAATTTGGCTTCGCCTAGCAAATTATGATATTCGTTTTTTGTTAGTTGTTGATCTTGACAGACGACAAATTCATATTGCGGTAAGTGTTCTTTCAAGTCACGAAAGATTTCAACCTGTTTCTCTGGAGCGATACGATGCGGGAACAAGATAAGATCACGTTTAGTCATGTTTTTATACATTGTTAACGTGTCCTCCATATACTCCATAGGCCAACCTGTGCGCACAATCTTAGTATCATATAGTTTTTTTGCTGGAGTAAATCCTAACAAATTTTCACAAAACATGTCAATATGAAACTGTGTAGCAAAGTAGTTGTGATCAAACGCATGATAGAAACTTTGTTCAGCATTTCTAACCCAGGGTTTATTTCCTACAAGGCGTCCTAAGAAGTCTTGCGGATCATATGAGCCAGCATGCCAAAGACCATGTGTAGTTACTGGAATTCCCAGTAGCTCACTCATATACTTTAAATTTATGATACCAGGATGCCAAGCATCAGTAAAGATAAAGTGATCGCCGGGATGAATGGATCCGTTACAAAATAACCTACCCATTTGTTCAATTTGACTAGCCTTGTAGATATTCGTGCCGCCAAAGTTGAGAAATGCTCCAGGAGTGGTAGCACTAGGAATGTCCGTAGGACCTGATATAATGTTGACATGGTGCCCTGCTTTTTTAAGGATTGCCGGCACGTGAGTTTTCCACTGACCCGTATATCTAGTCTCTACTGCTTCAAGATCAATGAGAAAAACTCGTGCCATTAATTAACCTCTTTTTTGAAAGTGTGGTCTGTTGCCTTGATATGGACGTCTTGGCCGTTTGCTGGCAAGATAGGATCCATAGTTTTGACTATCCCTGCGATAGAGATCTGCAGGATTAAAATCGCAGAGTTGAAATCTGCACCAATCGTGGTAGGCCTCGAGGTCCTCCCACACCTTTACAACGTCAGGACGATTTTCAAAGTACCTGTAGTCCTTGTAGTTTTTCATCGATGTTCCTTTTAGTATTTGATGAATGAACCATTTTCTCCGTCTTCGGAGACCTCAATCCAAATCTCGCGACCTGGATACTTTTTGCTAATGACGTCATATAAGTCGCCTGACATCATTTCACAACTCTTATAATCTAAACTTAGTGTAGCATCTTTGTAGAGATTTAGCAACCATCGTTTAAACTGAATAAACTCAATATCACGATCATCGTGTGTAACGCCAATCCAAACTTTGAAGTGAAAGATGTGACGATGCGGATAACCTAGAAAACTTACATCATATTCATCACCTGTAGCAAGTGCTGGGTCTGTAAGTGCAGCTGGATATTTGTGCATACCTTCTTTCTGAAAGGTAACCCAAATCATTTTGTTAGGTCTAACGTCTTGTCGAATGTTCATCTTAGTTGTTCCATGGTTATAATTTTAGATAATTCTTCACCGAGATCTTTATCTTCAGTGACCACATGTAGACTGTGTCGATTCTCATCGTTCTTTCGGTCATACTTGGTAGTTTCAATGATAGTACCGCCACTAGCGCCATAGACATTTAGTCGAAAACCTTGTGATGCAATGTTTGGGCCTTCGCTGTCAACTGAAATAAGCTGATTACTGTAATCTTCTTCGTCGTTCATTAGCCAGTTGCGAATTTTTTGTTTAAATGTTAATTTCATAGGTTTCTTTTCTACTACACTTCTTGCACGATTAATTTTATTAGCACCGCGGATTCTTGGAACCTTTGTCACCGATGCTACTGCGTAGCCACCACTCATTTGATAATCTCATCTTTACCATATTGATCCCAACTAGTAAACTTATTTCTATCTAGTAGGTCATGGAGGTTATGGCACCACACTCCGTGATTAGTTGCTTTAAAGTCTTTGTCATCAATTTTCAGCGTAGCGTTATAGCCTAGTTGATTAATATAAGGTAATTTTACACTAATCTGCGGAATAAATCTACGCTTTTCGGTAAGACCACTTTCAAGCAATCCTTCCGTTTCACGAACATCAAAGTCTAAGGTACACCAAAATTCGTCCTCTGCATCTAAGCAGACATAGATCATATCTTCCCAAGGACGCCATGTTTCTGTATCGTTAACACCATTAGTCTTAAAACTTTGATTAGCACCAAAGTAAATATGTTTGCACCTGTTGTTACGAGCCAATTCCATAATAATATATGGATCATGCACACCTACAACAAACAGTGTTTTCATTCCGTAGGCAGGAGTATGTTCAATCTCTACGCCGGTGAAGAAGGTAATGCTATCAGCAACACCTGAATCGTAATTTCTTTTCATTTTTTAAATAAATTTTGAATTGATCGGATTAGATTAAGAAATCGAAAATGATAGTCGGTTAAGAATGGAGTTCGATGCGGACAACGACCTTGTTGCCAATCACAGTTAACTGTGATTTCTTGCCTGCATGTGTCGCATTTCATAGTTCTAGTCCATTTCTTCTTGCTTCTTGTTCTGCCTGCGCTTCTTGCATCACTGCTTCGTGCTTGTGTTTAAGTATAACAATATCATCCTTTAAACGCAACCTTTGTTTCTTCAATTCTTCTATTTTTAGGTCATCAAAGATACCAGTTTTTTCCATACTGTCTATCTGTTTGTCCAAAGCACGGTGAGCTTCTTCTAGATGCTTGATTCTATTTTGATACATATCAACTCCTT